GGTAATTACGATGAGGCTGTTGTCCCTCTCAAAGGCGGCAATTCAGCAGGTTCAAACGGTAGCCCAACCTTTGTTTATTCGCCACAGATAACTATACAAGGAAATGCCTCAAAAGATGATGTTCAGCAGGTGATTGACAATGATAAGGCGCAGTTTGCCAAGCAGATGAAGCAGTGGCTAAGTGAGAACGCACGCCGCAGCCCGAGTGGAAAGGTAAGTTTTGCATGAGCACTTATATAACTGCTTTGGGTGACACATGGGATAGCATAGCATACAGTCTTTACGGCGATGTGAAATACACCGAGAACTTGATGGCGGCAAATCAGGATGCGGGGTTGCTTGCTACTGTTATATTCGATGCAGGGGTGACGTTAAATACGCCCACAATTGATACGTCAGTAACTGCCACAGATGACAGCCTGCCACCATGGAGGACATCATGAGACATGCGGATGTCGCTATTACTTATCAGGGCGTAGATATAACAAGCAGCATTGCCGACGACCTTGTAAGCTTTGAATATGATGAGGTTTCAGACGGAGATGCCGATAGCCTGAGTATAAGCCTGAAAAACAAAGGCTTGAAATGGATGAATAATTGGTTCCCAACGTCGGGTGACATTATACGGCCCTCGCTTATTTCCCATGACTGGAATTATCCCGGCGAGATGAACACACTCAATTGTGGAAGTTTGACGGTGGATGACCCGGAATTCAGTGGACCGCCCGATAAACTTGACCTCAAAGCGCTCTCCACGCCTGCCGCTGCTGGATGGAATGACGAGCCGGGTGATTATACATGGGCAAGTATTTCCATGAAGCAACTCGGGCAGTATGTCGCAAGTAAATACGGTCTTTCATACACCTATGATGTGCCAACTGACTTTACTATGACAGCACTTAAGTGTTCAAGTCAGACCTACGCCGATTTTCTGAACGATACAGCAAATAAATATAATATTTGTACCAAGGTTTACTCAAACCAGTTGATTCTCTATGATAAGGCAACATATGAAGCGCGCACGCCAGTAGCTGCTTATACGCTTGGCTCGTCCAATATATCAAACTACAAGCTATCAGCTCCGACTGTTGGGACAGGCTATTCCGCAGCGGTTGAGACCTATTCCCTTTCTGGAAGCAGCACCAAATTATCATATGAATTCCGAATAGCGCCGGGCGGCAAAGCACTACAGCTTAACGAGAGCGTCGATGATACTTCACAAGCCGAAATGGCAGCAAAGGCGGCGTTGCGACAAGCAAATGAGCAACAATACGCCGGTAGTCTCACACTTTCCCTTGACCTGCGCCTCGTCGCCGCATGTACGATAATGCTTGCGGGGTTTGGAAATTTTGACGGCAAATACTTTGTTGATTCTTGCAAGCATACCTACGGTAGCGGCGCGGGGCAAACAGAAATAGATATACATAAAGTTCTTACGGGGGGATATTAATGGACACTATTGTGCAGCAGGGCAACGTTAGCTCTGTTAATTACGACGCAGGCTCGGTACGTGTAGTTTTTACAGACCGTCAGAATACGGTATCGGCTGATCTGTCGATGTTCAATAGTGAATATAAGATGCCAAACGTCGGAGACACGGTTGTCTGTTTATTCCTCACGAACAATCCCGCACGCGGCTTCTGTCTTGGGACTCCGAACCAATCCCCCACGGTTACCGGAGCAGGTATCTTTTACAAGGATTTTTTCGGTGAGGCGTTTATTAAATATGATAGCAACGCTAAAACGCTCACAATCAGTGCGGAGCATGTGGTCATTAACGGAACGGAGGTAGGTAGCTAATGGGTCAAGTCGGATATTTCGGCTCTGAACGCTTTGAAGTTTCAGACAAAAAAGTGCTTACTTTTTCTAATTTTAAGCGCACGACAGCAGGACGATACGAAACTTTTGACCGTATCGGACAAAAACCAATGACGGAAATGACAGGCCCTGGACTTGACAGCGTAAGCTATTCTGTTGATCTCAATATTGCGAATGGCGTGGAACCGCGAACCGTCCTTGATCATTGGCAACAACTCGCCGACGTGGGGACTGTTGCCGTGCTCGTTGTTGGTAATAAACTCGTTGGGAAAAACAAGTGGCTGCTCAAATCTGCGGACGAGACATGGGCAACTATCGGAGGAAACGGACGCGTAATTTCGGCCACGATGGATTTAACCTTTGAGGAGTATGTTTAAAAATGAGTGTTATTGTAACTGGCTCAATAGATTCGGCCACATCAAAAAGAATATCGCGTCTGTTTACTACACCAGTCGGCTCGGTACCGTTTGATAGAAATTTTGGTGTCGATTTATCGTCGCTTGATAATGTTCCTGCAGCTCTTGAAGGTGCGTTGATGGTGGAGCAGCAAAATGCTTGAGTATTTCCCGGACTATACAATTTCTGATATCAGTTTTGCAATTAACGGAAGTCAAATAACGCCGACGGTGGTGATAAGCAATGCCTGATTTTTCAGCAGTTCAGAACTATCCAGATCTTGATTTTGTTGATACCTCGGTCGAGGACCTGCTCTCTGCCGCCATAACAGCTTATCAAAACACCTATTACAGCAGCACGGGGCAGAGTATTACCATACAGCCGGGTGACGACGTTTATATTTTGCTTAATGCACAAGCCCTTCGAGAATATTCGATATTGCAAAGTATTAACGCGGCTACACGGCAGAACTTTCTCAAATACGCGGCCGGAAACAATCTTGACAATCTCGCGGCAAACAATGGCTGCACACGGTCACCGGCAACTGCAGCTGTTACAACATTGCAGTTTACACTCGGACAAGCGCAGACAATAACGATAATAATACCACAGGACACTCGCGTTACACCTGGCAATAACCTCTATTTTGCGACTGACGAGGAAGTACAGATTGCAGTTGGAAGTGCCATGGTAACTGTTACCGCAACCTGTCTCACAACCGGTGCAATTGGTAACGGATATATTGCCGGTCAGATAAGCACCCTTGTTGACCCAATAGCCTATGTCAGTACGGTTACAAATACTGAAACTTCGGATGGTGGCAGCGATTTAGAGGACGATCTTTCGCTTGCCGAGCAGGTATTTGCCTCTCCGGAGGGATTTTCAGTCGCTGGCCCGTCTGGTGCGTATGACTATTTTGCTCGGCAGTACAGCTCAGATATTATTGACACTTATGTATCGTCACCTAGCGCCGGAGCTGTAAACATGAGGGTACTACTCACAGGCGGCACACTGCCAAACACTGCGTTTTTAACTGACCTTGGCACATATATAAGTGACGACAGCCGTCGTCCACTGACAGATAATTTCACAGTTGCTGCGCCGGATGCAGTAAGCTACGATATCAACCTTACTTATTACATTAATTCGTCTGATGTTGGAAATGTCGCAGCTATTCAGGCCGCAGTTTCCACCGCCATTAACAATTACGTGTTATGGCAACAAAGCGCGATAGGACGCGACATTGTGCCCGACAATCTCACATCGGCTATTATCGGCGCCGGTGCAAAACGGGTAGTCATAACGTCACCGGTATTTACGCAGATTCCGGCGACATCCGTTGCTATTGTCAGTGAAACGCAGACAATCACAAATGGAGGCGTTGACGGTGTCTGAAACAATTTACAATGCAAAGTTGATTGATCTCATACCGCCAAATATGGTAGATAATGCACAAATTCAAGCCTATTGTGCCGCGTTTGACGCTATGGATGCGATTGTGGCAGCGGCAATAAGTAATGTCAATGTGCTTACCAATATCGGAGGACAGTCAAGTGAAGTAACAGATATGCTCGCGTTGCAACAGCATATTGATTATTACAACCAGTCGCTCCCACTAGAAACTCGGCAAAACCTAGTAAAAGGCAGCGGGTTTGTCCATAAAATGCAGGGCACACCAGCAGCCGTCGAACAGGTCGCGCGTCTTGTATTTGGCTCTGCAACCGTTCAGGAATGGTTCGAGTATGGCGGTGAGCCGTATCACTTTCGGGTACTTATTGATGAATTCCCCGATTCGGACGGTCAGATGAGCGAGATAAATCGGGCGATTTCAAGTGCGCAGAACGCTAGAAGCTATTTGGATAACGTTATTATCATCGCGTCAACGGCAACGGCTAGCGTTTATATCGCCGGGGTGATACAAATGGCGGTAAATATAAATATTACGCAAAAGCAATAGGAGGCAGTGATATGGCGGCTAATGGTTTCGGAAGTATGACTTTCACAACCAATGGACTTAATCTCCTTGCAAAGGCTCAAACGGGAACGGCACTTAATTTTACGCGAATTGCGGTCGGAGACGGCATTCTAAATGGGCAGGACACAACAGCTTTAAACAATCTGCTCAATCAAGTGCTGAGTCTTAACATTTCGGAATTTATCGTAAATGGCACTGGTTCAGCGACAATCGGGGCAACTTTAAGCAATACAAGCCTCTCGACCGGATTTTACTGGCGTGAAATTGGTATCTTTGCCACCGACCCGCAGCTCGGCGAAATCCTCTACGGCTACGCGAATACCAATGATGGTGATATTTTTGTGCCACCATCAACTACAAGCGTTTTCACAACAACGTGCAATATAAGCGTTATTGTTTCAAATGTTGCCAGTGTGACGGCTACAATCGACAACAGCCTTGTGTTTGCCAAACTGTCTGATGTGCCGACAAAAATAAGTCAACTCGCTAACGATGCAGGATATATCACAGCCGCACAAATTCCAGCTGTTCCAGTTCAATCGGTAAACGGAAAAACTGGCGCTGTAAGTTTAGCTGCGGGTGATGTTGGAGCGGAACCAGCAATAACTGGTGGCGCAGTGTCGCAGTATTGGAGCGGAACAAAAACTTGGAGAACTTTAGCGGCTGATGTATTAGCAGTGGCATTAACAGGTCTATCAACCGCAACAAACACAGTAATATCGACAGCAGATACTGTACTATCGGCATTAGGTAAGCTACAAGCGCAAATTACAGCCATTAAAGCAATAAGCAATGTGGTCATACAGGCTCATTGCTCAGAGACATTATTATCTACAACTAATGCAACAAATGTATTAACATTTACACCTACAGTTCAGGATAACTTTAATATAGGTTGTTATGTAAGAGTAGTTACAGCAACTACTAATGTAGTAGTTACGGCAACATGGACAGATGCAAGTGGTATACAATCCTCAAATATTTTTAATGGCTATTTAGCAGTAGGTAGTTATTATGATATTTCAACATTTTTTAACTCGGTAGCAAATCAGCCAATAACATTAACAGTGACAGCAGGAACGGCAAATCAAGCATATGTTTCTGCATCAATAGTGGGGGTGTAAAGTATGGCAAGTCCTCTATCTGGTAATTCATTATTACCTTCATCATATTTGTGTATGAATATGTTTCCGTATATAGGAAGTAATACATCACAGAATGATATAACAATTTCAAGTAATACAACATGGGATGCTTCCAACTATCCATTTGGGTATTGTAAATGTAGAACTTTAACAATAGCGGCGGGTGTTACACTTAAAATAAACAAGTCCCCTTTTGTGATAGTATGCCAGAACTTAGTATTTGGAAGCACAACTTCCATAATTGATTCCAGTGGTCTGTCTGGTAGCGGAATTGCTTGGCCCACTAATGTAGACCAAGCAAAAGGCGGTTATACAACATGTGCTCAAGGTGGTTGCGGAGGTGGAATGTTATTCATTATAGCCGATAATGTTATAGGGGCTATGGGACAAATAAAATCTAATGGTGGAAATGGTTATGCAGTCAGTGGCTCAGGGTCAGGCATAGCAGCAGGGTCAGGTGCTTTATCCAGTACCATAGGTGGTTTTACTACGTCAGAAAACTTTGATTATTTTATAGGAGTTTCTGCTGACCTTAATACTGCGGCTCAGTCAACGTTTAACGTAAATAGAACGACGAATTTGTTAGTAGCAGGAGCAAATGCACCAAGTGCTATTGGTGGTAATGGTGGTGGCACAGGTCAAGTCAACACGAACACTTATTATTCAGCAGGAGGAGGTTCGGGCATAGCAGGAGGAGGTTCAGCCATAGACAGTGGTAATGTCAGTTCATCATATTCGGCTAACCCTTTAACTTCGTATCAATTAGTATTGCTTTCAAGCATCGGTTGTAGGGGTGGCGGCGGAGGTGCTGCTGCCTATATTAGCAGTTTTTCATCGGCAGGAGGTGGTGGTGGTGGGTCTATAGCTTTATGGAGTTATACTAACACTGCCAATCCAAGCTTAACTGCTAATGGAGGAAATGCTTCATTTACACAGACGGGTACTGATGCAAGTGTAGGCGGGTCAGGTCTTTGTTATAAAATTCAGATATAGGGAGATAATGATATGAACATTAGTTCTGTTTCTAGGGTGGTTTATACAGGGCAAATGTCGGATGGTTCTGATAGACAAGCAATAACTGTCTATGATGTAACCGTTGTAAGTAATGGAAAAACTTATTTTAAAACTTGCAATGAAATTCCTGATGAATCAACTATTGATTTGACTACATTTCAGGATATTACGCCACCGCCGACAAATGCAGAACTGTATATTAATCAGTTGACAATTATGTCTGCATTGGCTGACATGTATACAGCGATGGCTATACCGACTACAGGAGGTGCATCTTAATGGCACAACTATTTTTTACGCTGATAGAAAATCATATGCGGACACTTTCACAAGTCCCCACAGCATTACAGGCTGACGTGCAAACGCTTCTTACGGCAGCGGGGCTTGACACCAACGGCAATCCGATAACAACCGCATAATCACGTTTTAAACGTCCGAAAGGGCGCTATTTTTATACCTTGGAAGTGAATAAATGCGGGTTTTGAAACCTCCTTGGCGAATGCCGAGGCTATTTTTATATCTTTAGATTGAAGGTGTGAAGTTGAATAC